GGGCAGATGTCGTCGTGGTCGGCGCATTCACGGCAACGCGGGCCGTAATGCATTGCGTAATCAACCAGCGCGGTTCGCAGCGCTAGCACCTCCCGCCCCTCTCCGCCCGCGTTCGATGGTGGGATCATGCGGCAAGCCTTTCGATGTGCGGCGCGTTGGCCTCGAACACTGCCCGGGCGAACCCGAGAGGCGTGGCGCTGCGGAAATTGGCGCGCTCGTCTCCGGGCGACGCGAAATGAATGCGGTTGTCGGGTGCGCCCAGACCTTCGGCTTCCATCCGCTCGGGCATGACGAACCCGGCGCCCGTCCAGAGGCAGGTCTTTTTGGTGTAGTTGTCGGCCGGGTTGTGCCGGGTGAACCACCAGGGATGGAACGTGTAGTCGGCCTTTCGCCAGTAGCTGGCGATCGTGCTGACCGGGTTCTCGATCAGGTACGGTGCGCCCGATGCCTCGCATATCTCCGCCGCCCGGGCGAACAGCGCGATGCTGTCGGCGAGCGCGTAAAGGCCCTTGCCCTTGAACCACCGCGCGCCGGATACCGCCAGATGCGTGCACGGCGGGAAAGCCGCGACGAACGCGATCCGCTCGGCGATCGGCGGTAGCCAGCGGTGGATGTCCGCACCGACCCAGACGATGTTGCCGTCCCGGCGAGCGCCGGCAGGGTGCTGAATGTCGACGCAGTAGCAGGTGTACCCCGCCTCCGCCCACGGGCGCGCCATGCTGCCCGTCTTGTCGAACAGGAAGAGTGCCACCCCCCTCACTTCGACACCTGCGCGGCATTGCTCGCGGACAGGGCCTCGGGCATGGCGTCATAACCACACTCATTGCACTCGTAGCCGGTATCGAGATTGCCTGGGCAAACAGGGCATTGGTTTCTAGCGATACGGGCTTCGGGAGTGTTGTTCGCAGCGGCTCGCCGGGCCTCCTTGGCGAATATATATGCGCTCATCGTCCCTCCTCCTGCGCGGCATTGCTCGCGGACAGGGCGGCGAGGTCATTCACCATAGCGAGCATTCGCCGCGTATCTTTTGCCCATTCGTCGTAGCAATCGACATTGAGAGCGGCGTGAACGTCACCGGTACGCTGATGATTAGCTCGCGCTTGAGCAGCCGCCTCATCAAAGCGCGACGCTGCTTTCCTGACTTCTTTGAGGAGGCTATCGCGCATAGCATCGACCTCCCCCGCCTCCTTCACGATCGCCGGGGAGGGAGATGGGCGGGGAGAGGCAGCCAACATCGCAGCGTAGGCAGTATGGAACGATAAGCCCGGCGCTTGTCGCCAAGCGATCATCATCGCGTCTGTCGGTTCGACAGGAACAGGCATCCAAGTCTCCCCGCTATCGGGTGAAGCATCGGGCGAAGGGGTGGTGGCCAGGGCGCGCAGCCGTTCAATCTCGCGCGCCATTTCGGTGAACGCCCCCGACAAAGCGTACTGAGGCGATGTGACTTGTGGCCATCCGCCAGACAAAGCCTTTTCGGCGTATTCATGACCAAGCGCAGCCCAGTCGAGCACCCCCTCCCCGCCCGAACGCGTGGTGGACCCCGCATCGGAAGGAGGGGTGAGGAAAGCAGTCAGCTGCTTGGCATAATGATCCCATCCGTGGGGGTCGCCCACCGATCGGCATTGCTGGAGTTTCCGCCAAACAAAAGCCGCCTCCCGCAGCCCCTCCCCCGCGCTGTGCGAGGTGAGACGACGGTGACGGGCCATTTCTACAACGCGGGGATGGAAGTCCCATTCGCCTTTGCGAACAAACTCTTCTTCCGCGGTGACTCTACCAATTTGCTCATTGATCGAGTTTGCCGCTGCCTCACGATCCGCCTGGGTGATCGCCTCGGGGGCGGTGTCGGTAGGGGTGTCGGTCATGCCTTGCCTCCATGCTTGATGCGGCCGTGATTGGTGTGAAAGCCATATTTAGCTTCAGCGTTTTTGCGGGCTTGAGCAGCTTCCTCTAGCGTCTCAAAAGAGCCTAGATAAATCTGCTTGCCGTTGTGGATGTTAGCAATCCATCGATTGCCCTTTTTAACGACACCCATAACTCCGGTTTTGTTGTTCCGCCGAATGGGAGTGTTTCTGCAATTCTCTGAGCGCGAAACAAGCCTCAGATTTTCCAGCCTGTTATCCGTCTTATCACCGTTAATATGGTCTATCTGTTTATTGGCTGGTGGCTTTTGGCCGGTATGAATAGCCCACGCTACACTGTGCGCGTTCCGCATTCTGCGGAAAACCATCCCATCTAGATAGCCATGTACATTTTTGGAAAACGCGACCTTCCCGGCATAACGTGAATTCCAACGTCGTTCCTCTTGGTCTGATGGAAACATGCACCTAGGCCGCTGCCGCCACACCAACACGCCTGTTTGCGGATCATATCGCAATATCTGCCTCAGCAGATCAGGCGTGATCTCGATCTGCAAATCCGCCGCTCTCGTTCGTCCATCGAACCCCATGGCGCGCTCCATATTCATAGATGAACTCAATTAATGAACTCATCTCCGCCTTTGTCAAGCGTGAAGTTCGGAAGCCAACAGGAAAGGGCTGCCCGTCAAGGCCGTGCTCGAACTGGACCGCATAGCCACAAGCGTGCAGGACCAGATTTTTCCATACGTCTGATGTGTGCCTGCGCCCGTCAGGACATGCCCGAGAAAGGTCGGACAGCAATGACCACATCAGCGCGTTCTGATCGTTCGTCCGGGTCGCTGGCTTGATGTTCACCACGGCGTCTACCGGTGCCTGGTCAACCAGCCGCTTAGCGAAATCGCGTTGCGTATCGCTACGGAGGATGATCGTCTGCCCAGTCACAGCCCCCGCTCCCGCATAGCATCCTGTATCTCGCGTCTCTTGGACGAAGCGGCGATGAACGCGGCAATCAGAGCCTCAACATCACGACCCGCCCAGAACGTGCGCTCGCCAATATTGTGCTGCCGAGTGTGGCACTCCTTACAAAGGCTGACAGTGCGCCAGTCGTCCGGTTTCTGAGACATGCCCGCGCCGGAACCAAGGCGGACGTGCGCCACCTCGATCCCAGCCGTCTCACCGCATACCGAACACGCGTGCGAGCGGACGAAGTTGCAGTGAGACGGCGAGCGCCACCGGCTGTCACGTTTACGCTTTTTGGCGAGGCGTGGTGGCAGCATCAGTAAGGAACCGAGTCGTCAATCACACGCTTGCGCGCGTTCTCGATCTCGGCTTTCATACCGATGAAGTCAGCCCCGTCACCGTTCCAAGCGTCTGGCAGCTCAGCCTGGAACTGCTCGATAGCATCCTTGGCGTCGGTCGCGAGATACGCCTCTAGCTGGTCGCTGTCGCCACATGCATGAAGCTGCCGGACGATCTCGCCATATCCAGCGCGCGCCTCGGCACGGGTGCGGTACGCCTTGCCGGTTAGCGGGGCGGGGGCTTGGCGCTGCGGTGCCGCCGGACGGTTGTTGCTGACCGCCCCCTGTCCCGGCCGTGCAGCCGCGTTGCCATCGTCATCCTCAGGAGCGACACCGACGAAAGCCGACAGCGCGTAACGTCGCATGTACGTCAGTGCTGAGCCAGCGCCCTGCGGATCAACCTTGGACAGGGGCAGCGACATTTCACCGCGAATCCACTGCCCCGACGAGTGAGTAAGCTGCGTCGTCATGTGCATTACGCCATCGACGGTAAGCCCTGGCGATTGCAGGACGGCTAGTCCGTTGCCGGTAAGCGCATCACGGCAAGCCGCCCACACGCTTTCCAGATCAGCGTACTTCGACTTGAAGTGCGGATTGGCGCTGTCCTTCTTCGCGCCCTCAACCTCACCCTGTGCCTTGGACAGCGCAGCGGCAAGGTCGGTGATGGTGTCTGACTGTTCGATCACGAAAACATCCTCTTGATAGCCCGCACGATCCACGAGGGCTGATTGCACGCGGCGTCCATCGGAAGCAGATGCCCCCGCATACGGTCACGCTGCCATTGGGATAGCGGGGGTGAGTAGTCGGGTTCAGAGCGGGTGAAGCGGCTCATGACGTTTCCGATCCAGCCAGTTCCGGCGGTTCTGCGAAGCGTTCGAACCGCTTATGATCCTCCGCCGTTGCCGTACGAATTCTTTCGATCCGGTACATGCCCCCAGCTAGGGGGAACCCTTCCGGCGCTTGGAAGCGCACTGACATGCTAGGCAGGTGTGCGTCGTAGACCAGGCATTCGAATGCCTCACTCATGCCTTCTCTCCCTTCATGCTATCGATCACCCGTTGACGAGCAACCCGAGCGGGACGGTCGGCCGCACACTGGCGCTCTAGGTCGATCAGGATGCGCTCAAACTGAGAAGCGCGGTACTGCGAGGTAGGAAACGGAGTCATCGCCAAATCCTCATATCAAAGTGCATTCCAAGTCGCCTCGGATCGATGTCATCGGACCAGTCGCTTTCGCCGTAGTTGTCCAGCGTCTCGTCGGCGCGGTACACCGGGGCGGGATGGGCTAGGCGGTGCTGACGTTCGAACTCAGCGAAGTCGGCTTCCATCTGTTGGCCGGGAGTTAGCGCATCCCGATCGGCGCGTGTCTGTGTGTCTTCCATAATGACGGTATGCGCTGTCTTTTTGCATAGGTCAACGGTTGACGACGCATTTTTTTGCGCGTACGTCCGTTTCATGAACGAACAGCAAGCCGCCATTCTGGCCCTTCGAGAGCGAGCCTACCTGGCCCGTGTCCCTATGTATCAGGTATGCGAGGAGGCGAAAGTTGCGCCTTCCACGCTTACTCGCTGGCGGGACGACCCGAGCAAGGCCAAACAGACCACGCTAACCCGGCTTGCCAATGCGCTCGACCGGATTGAAGAAAGGGCTTCACAATGACCTTCGCTGATTACGTAGCCATCGCGTTGATCGTGGTGTGCGTGCTCGCCCCGTTCGTAGCGATGTGGGCGTACCTGACTGCGCCGGAAGGCTACGAAGCCAAGGACGGCTTTCACTATGGCCGCGAGCCATGATCGCACCTTCCCCTCCTTCGGCGGTGCGCGGTAGGATGCCGTTCAAGCACCGCACCGTTGCCGAGTTGGACAAGGTGCTTGGGTTCTACATGGGCAGCAAGCTTGAACGCAAGCTACCCTACTCGATCGACCGACTGGTCGGCATCTCGGAAGACACGGGAATCAACGGCCTCAAACAGCTAGCCACTATGCCTGATACGTCGTGCCCTCGGTGTGGCGCGCGGGGCTGGTGCGGACATAACGGACGGAAAAAGCCATGACAATCGATGACGAGACTCTGGCCATTTACCGCATGGTGAAGATTGCCGCCGAGGATAACCAGCCCTGTCCAAGCAATCAGGACATGGCCGCAGAGCTCGGCCGATCCGAGCGGTTTTGTAGCGACCGCCTCGCCGATTTGGAAAAGGGAGGCTTCCTCACGGTCCACAGCCGGGGCGGTGTCCGCTCTGTCACCATCACCAGCACGGGCAGGACGACGCTGACCAACCGACGCACCAGTCGGGACAAGGCCGCTCGTCGCATCCTGGCGGACGGAATGGAGACGCGGCGCAAGGCTGCTGACGGATGCCGTGCGCTGTTGCGGCGTCAGCTGGAGACGGGCGCGTTCTGGATCAACGACCCTGACAAGCTGGCAGCAGCGTGGCGGCTGGCGATGCCGATGGAGGAAGCGGCATGAGCTGGCAGCCAATCGAGACTGCGCCGAAGGACGGCACTCGTGTATTGCTTTGGCTTTCCATCGGCATTTGCGCGACCTATGACTCTTTCGATGGGCAATGGGAAGACGACGGACAGTCGCTGAATACAGATTTTGCCGCCCCTACACACTGGATGCCCTTACCCGCCCCGCCGGTGGCCGAATGAAACCGCTCATTGCCGACGACGGGCTGCGGAACCGCACTGTCCGCATGGAGGGGACCAACCGGTTCTACCCCTGCGGGCATGAGCGTACCGCTAGCAATAGCCGGGTAGCGGCTGGGCGCGCACGGTGCCTGCTATGCCAGCGACGGTTGGAGCGAGAGTCCAAGGCTAGGCGGAGGCTGTCATGATTCAAGTAGAATTGCCGTGGCCACCTGGCCAGCTGCGCCCCAACGTCGCCCGCCGTACACACTGGCGATCAAACTCCACCGCCGCCGCGCTTTACAAAAGCCTATGCGCTATGGACCTACGTCCGCAAATCGACAAGGCTGAGTTTGGTTCTGTGCCGATCTCGCTGACGATCCAGTTTTGCCCGCCATCTCGTCGTAAGTACGATAGAGACGGCAGCCTGTCATCGATCAAGGCTGGCCTAGACGCCCTTGCCGCTCACCTAGGCATGGATGACGACGACTTCGAACCCATCACGCTACGCCGGGGACCGGTGGTGAAGGGTGGTAAGGTGGTAATCACATTGATGGAGGGTGAGTGATGACTGAATTAATGACCGATGCCGAGAAGACCGCTAACTACACCCGGTTTATCGAAGCTAACGGGTGGGCGCCTGTTTCCGGCGGCATGTGGCAGCTAAAGCGTGGGTTTGCATGCATGAGCCTAGAAGGGGCATACCAGCTGCAAACGATCCTATGTCAAATTGACGAGGACGCCTCTGCAACACCTACGCTTGCCTCTGGTGATGATGTAGGCTAGAAGGTGTGTCGGCCGATCGGCTAGCGGACTTCCCGGAACGCTGCTGATCGCTCACGTGGCTAACCGGAAAGGGCCAACCGACGATGTATTATATACCCCGTGACGCTGCGGACTGCAAGCAGCGCGGCCTGCCCCGTACAGAGAAAGCGGTGGAGGGATACCGGCGCGCTTGGCAGGTTCAATACGACCGTCACAAGGCTGCCGGTGATGCCCTTAAAATGTGCAGGGCGGCAGATACTCTCACTTACTGGCAGCACTATATTGAAACTGCCCACGCAAGGGGGTGGTGGAAGTGAAGCGGCTTATGAGCACGCCGTTCCACCTGACTAAGGTAGCCAATAAGCGCCGTCTGTACCGCAACCTAATTGCCACCAATCTACCGACCGGCGAGTACCGGGCCATGAAGTGGCTGATGGAGCGCTGGTGGCGGCATGAGGGCAAAGGTGCTCCTCTCGCACCAGGCTATGAGGCTATCGCGACTGGAATCGGCTACACGGTTCGCGCTGTAAAGCGGCTGATCGCCAAGCTGGTCGAGCGCGGCTTCATCGTCGTGGCGTTCGGCGGTGTAGGCCGGGGAAACCGCAAGCGCATGGCCGTCGATTGCAAGGCGATCCGCGAGGCTTTCGCCCCCGGTTTGCTCCGCGAAGAAAAGGGGACAAATGGCGATGGTGCATATAGCAAAGGGACTAAGGTTGCACCGTCATGGGTCTGGTTCGCCGGTCTGTGGGGACGTTGCGACCGGTTCCGCGAGGGTTTCGCTAGGGCGCTATCGCTCGAAGCACGGGAATCGTGGCGGGGATTCCTGACGGCTAGGCCAAAAGCGGCCCCACGGCAGCACTTTGGCGCACGGAACATCGCTTGGGATCAGGAGGCAGTGGCATGAGCCGTATTCTCGCATGGGTTGATGGTGCGAACAGCGCTGTAATGACGAAGCTGGAGTTGGTGCGAGACCCGTCGATTCTTCCGGTCCACGTTGATCTCGGCACCAGCGTTGACGCCGACAGCCACCGGTTCATCAATGATCTAGAGGATTGGTATGGCACGCCGATTGTCCGCATCCGCTCGGGGGAGTTCGCCAACGTGGACGAGGTTTTTGAAAAGCGGAAGTTTCTGAGCGGGCAACACGGTGCACCATGCACGGGCGAGATGAAATTCGCGCCCCGTCTCGACTTCCAGCTGCCGAGCGACACCCACCTGTGGGGCTACACTGCCGACCCGCGCGACGCCAAGCGGTTTACTCGGATGCGCGAAAACTATCCGGAGTTGAAGCAGTCCGCACCACTGATCGACCGGGGCATCACCAAAGCGGGGTGTCATGCGATCCTTGCTAATGCGGGTATTCGGCGTCCAAGGGTTTATGACCTAGGCTTTCCCAATGGGAATTGCATCGGTTGCCCCAAGAGCAGCAGCCCCGGTTACTGGTCCGCTGTACGCAAGCACTTTCCCGATGTATGGGCACGGAGAGTAGACCAAGATCAGCGGTTTGGACGAAACAAGCTGGAGTTAGGGGGCGAGCGGGTCTGCTTGGACAAACTGCCCGAGAACTTTCCACCTCGCCCAGCCGATCTCGCATCGTGCGACTTTCTTTGCCATATTGCAGAGCAAGAGATGGAGGCATGAAAGCGCTTCGCCCCCACCAAACGAAAGCCATCGACCAGCTTCGCCAGTCCCTTCGCTCGGGTAAACGCCGCCCGGTACTCAGGTTGCCAACGCTTTACAGCGCGGCAATGCCGGAGTAATGTAGGCAGATGGAAAACTGGAAAGCGGTCGTCGGCTACGACGGATTTTACGAGGTGAGCGACCTTGGTGCGGTGCGTGCTCTGGATCGGATCATCGAGCAGCGCGGACGGTGGGGGAATGTGCAGCGCCGCATGCTACCGGGCGGCATTAAAACGCAAACGATGTCAGAGCCGACACCGGGATATTTTCGGCGGACGGTCGGCCTTAGCCGAGACGGCAAGTGCTCAACTAGATTGGTGAGCCACCTGGTTGCTGAGGCATTTATTGGCGCAAGGCCAGTAGGCCATGAGGTCGCGCACTGTGATGGCGACTCACTCAATAACTGTGCTAGTAACCTGAGGTACGCTCTGCCTGCGGACAACACGCACGATAAGTTTAAGCATGGCACGATGTTGCGAGGCGAGCAGGTAGCTTCCTGTAAGCTGACCGAGGAGCAAGCGCGTTACATCAAGTCTATGCGTAGAAAGGTCAGGCTTATCGATTTGGCAAATGAGTTTGGTGTGAGGGAGTCGGCGATATCCCGCATTCAAAATGGTATTAGATGGGCGTGGCTATGAGCCAGTGGTCTCCTCAGCAGGACGCGGCAATCAAGAGCGTAGCATCTTGGCTTCGCGATCCAACCGCGCCGCAGGTGTACCGACTTTTTGGCTACGCAGGCACCGGCAAAACGACGTTGGCGATCGAGTTGGCGGGGCTTGTTCGGGGTGACGTGCTGTACGCAACGTTCACGGGCAAGGCGGCGCTGATCCTTCGCGGCAAGGGCTGTCACGGTGCTAGCACTATCCACTCGCTTATTTACAAGGCGAAGCAGGACGAAGTGACGGGCGCGGTTACGTTCAAGCTAGACCCTAAAAGCGCGTTGGCGCAGGCCGGGCTGCTGATCGTGGATGAGGTGTCTATGGTGTCGGAGGAATTGGCCAACGACTTGCTTAGCTTTGGCGTCCGCATTCTCGTACTAGGCGATCCAGCGCAGCTCCCCCCGGTTAAAGGCGAGGGGTTCTTCATCTCGGCCAAGCCCGACGCTATGCTTACTGAGGTGCATCGCCAGGCGCGAGACAATCCTATTATTCGAATGAGCATGGACATTCGCGAAGGGCGTCCACTCGGCAAGGGGCAGCATGGCGACAGTCTCGTCATTGATCGTCAGGTGGCGGGGCGTGAGCGGTTGCAGCAGATTGTCCTGGATGCTGATCAACTGTTGTGCGGCCTCAATCGAACGAGGATGACGTACAACGAGCGTATTCGCGCGCTGAAGGGGTTGCGAGGCAAGAAAGAGCCTTGGCACCCAACGACCGGCGATCGGCTAATTTGCCTTCGTAACAACCGTGAGAAGCAACTGCTAAACGGCTCTTTGTGGATGCTTGATAAGGCGGTTCACAAAATGGATCGCTTGCGTCTAGATGCCAACTCGCTGGACGAGTCGGTTAAAATGATGGGGCTGCATGGAGAGTATATGCAGCCTCGCTATGAGGCGCTTACGGTTAGGGACGCTTTCTTCAACGGCACTGAAGGTGATTTGGACTGGCGCGCTCGCAAGAAGGGGCACGAGTTTACATACGGCTGGGCCATTACCTGCCATAAGTCGCAGGGTAGCCAATGGGACAAAGTTGTGGTGTTTGACGAGAGCCGGTCGTTCCGCGACGCTAGCGCCAAGTGGCTTTACACGGCGGTGACGCGAGCGGCTGAGGCTGTAACGGTGGTGATGTGAAAGAGCGACACGTCCCCAAAGGCCCGACCGTCGAACAGCGCGCCTACGCCCACACGATCAACATACACTGCCCGAACATCACGGAAGCCGAGATGCGGGTGCGTTGCGACCTTGCTCGCATTCGCGACGAGGCAGCGGTAGGCATGTCGAGGGGCAGCGATCACCTGCTAGGCGTGCTGTCCGATGTGAACCGGATGGCATCGCTGGCGGTTGTCAGTGGAGAGCCGATGAGCAAGCTGATACGGTTACGTGGATCGCTACAGCTGCTGCTCGACGGGGCCAGGCTGGTCCAGGCGGTGTTGCGGTGAAGGACAAGCGAGATGGTCATTGGATTCCGTGGGACAAACCTCGTCTCCCTCCGCCTCGTCGCTCGTTGGAGCGGTTGAAAGAGGAATACTGGCGCATGACAGCAAGCTATCGAGATACGTGGTGACGTGGTTTCCGAATCCCGGTCGCCCGCCTTCGAAGTGGCCCGCCGATACGCAGGTAATCGTCCGATGGGTAGGAGGCGGCGAGTCATTTCGACCCTACGGCATCGGTCAGCTTGTGTGGGAGAAGCGCGGCTGGCTGCATGACATCAGTGAGTTTCGACGGGCGTGAAAACCGTTTGCACCCTGACGAAACCAAGCGCATAGTAACGATGCCGGGAGAGCGTATTCAAGCCCGCTCGATCCCGGCATCTAACGGCAGAGGAGGCCGCTGACATGACTGATACACCGAACACCACGCAGGGCAAGGGCGCTGTGGACTGGAGCCGCCCGATCGAGGCGGTGCATGAGGATGGGCGGGTGGTTGCTGTCCACCTCGGCGGTGAGGACGAGAACCCCGATAAGCAGGGTGACCACTACACGTTGCCGAGCTTGAACGGCGATGCTCCCGGCATTTGGCAGCGTGACGGGACGTCGTGGATGAACGCGGATGCCGGCTGGCGCGTCCGCAACGTCCCCGAACACCCCACCCCTACGCAGTACGCGCCCGAGCTGGTGGAGCGGATGGTAGCGCTGATGAAAGCTATGACTGGCAAGACGTATATGCAGCCAGAGCATTACGAAGAAGCCCGTTCCATCGTCTCCGATCTACCGCAGAAGGTAGACCCGGACCTGATCGAGGCGCGCGAGAGGTTGAACCTGTCGTTCGTTCCCTGCACCGACGAGGCTGAAGCCTTGGCGCTGGCGTGTATCAAGCGTGGCCGCCAGCTTGAACGGGGAGAGTCGGCATGACTGACCTAGACCGCCTCCGCACCCACGCAAGGACCATCGTAGAGGGAGAAGGGGCTGAGGAGTTCTCCCCGGCGCTGGTCGAGGCTGTGGCGCGGACAATTTCTAAGGCGCATGGGTATAATCCAGACGGGGTTTGGCAATCTACAAATCATGACGATCAAGTCGTGAGGTTCCCATTTTGGCGCTACCATGAGAACGCGGCCCGTGAAGCTCTCTCCACCATCCGTAAGCACAAGGAGAGTCGCAATGCCGACTGATAACACGCTTCGCCCCATTGCTGGAGGCCCTACCCATCCCATCCGGCTACAGGCGCTAGCCAATGACTGGAAGCTGATTGAGGCGGTGGCTGACGCTATCGCTGACGAGGATCAGGAGGGCGGTGCCTGCAACTACTATCACTCAATGGCTCAAGCTGCGATCAGGGCCATCCGTAAGCATCAGGCGGGGGAGTGATGATCGAAGGACAGCATGGCGCTCGCCGCACGCAACGAGGATTAGCGGTTGTTATGGTCGTTGCTCTGGTCTGCATGTGGAATTCGTCAGATACGCAAAATTTCGATCGGGCATTTCTACTTCTCGTGGTCTGCTACGGAGCCAGCACGGTCATTGACGCAATGCGGGCACTGTCGCGATGATCGACACCATCTGGCAATCCATGCAGCGCGGGATAGGTTGGACGCTCGGGCGAAACTTGGCCAACGCGATCTGGCATGGTATGTTCGGACGATAGGAGAACCAACATGAGCCTTCTCATTTTCGCACTGCTCGCCCTGATCGTCGGCGGCATCGCTATCGCCATCATCCGCCGGGTCGTTCCCGAGTACGGTGACATCGCCAGCCTGGTCGTGTTGCTCGTCATCGTGCTGGTCGTCGCCCAGCGAGCAGGCTTATTCTGACATGAAGCGCCTATTCAAGAACGGCTACCTCCTGAAAGCCGCTGAGCACATGCGCGCCCTATCATTAGAGGAGCGTAACGAGGCAATTGCAATGTCCCCTAACGTGGTAGACATTCGACATCTGCACAGGGGTTACGTCAGTGAGTGACGCTCCGAAAAATGCGGAGAAAAGCGGCTTTTCCGACGCGTTCCTTCAGCAGGCAGGCAAAGGGCGTCCCAAGGGGGTTCCGAACAAGAGTACTGCGCTTCTCCGCGACGCTATCCTGCAAGCCGCTGAGAAGGCAGGCGGCAAGGACGGCATGGTAGGCTATCTCACGGAGCAGGCGGACAAGAACCCTGCGGCGTTCATCGGGTTGTTGGGCAAGGTTCTCCCCATGCAGGTGACGGGCGAGGACGGTGGGCCTGTGCGGATTACCCGGATCGAGCTGACGGCTGTTGCGCCTGGGGATGTGACGTCATAATCTGACGACAGGGGGTTGACCTGACGACAGACATGACGTAACTGGTTGGACAGCTAGAGGAGAGCGATATGACCCCCCTGTCCGAAACGCCCGCGAACGGCAGTGTTGTGCGATTAGCGTCTGGCGGTCCTTTGATGACTGTCAGTCAAACCCCTGCCGATATCCGTGGCATCACATTCAAGAAAACTGTAGATTGCGTTTGGTTTGATGACGAATGCAATTACAAGACCGGCTGCATTCCGCTTGACGCGTTGATTGGGTGATGGCTAAATCCAACGCCGAGCACGTCGCCGACTACCGCGCTCGCCAGAAAGCCAAGCTGGAAGCGTACGACAAGCGCACCGCCACCCTACAGCAAATCCTCACCATGCTAGACGGCAATCAAAAGCCGATGGCGGTGAAGCTGAGGGCGGTTGCAGAGGAGGGGTTGAGGTGAGCCTGTATATTCCGCCTTTATATGAGCGTCGTGCTGTATACGACGAGACTGGTAATCATGCGGGCTACATCGTTCGCGCTGTGACGCTGCAGTCTGGTGAGGTGTTCGAGCCGATTGTTGATGGGTGGTACGAGGACACGCTCGGCCGTGCTATCAATATGGCTAGAAAGCTTGACGATGAGGCTTTCACAGGCATTGCAGAGGAGGGGTTGAGGTGACGTGGCAGCCGATCGAAACTGCGCCTGCTGAAGGTGAGTTCCTCGCCGTTGGGCCATACGGTATGGCTGTGGTAAACTGGTTCGCCGGGTTAATCGTTGAATCGTCGCAGGGCTACTGGGACGGCGGCGGATGGACTCACTGGATACCACTTCCCGATGCTTCCACAACCTAGCCGATCAGACATCCTCGCATGAGCACAGTCCGCATCGAAATGCCCGAGAAGCTGGTTCCGATATTCTCGGGCGAAGCTGACGTGCGTGGTGCCTGGGGAGGTCGTGGATCGGGTAAGACACGGACATTCGCCAAGATGAGCGCTGTCCGTGCGTTGATGTGGGCACAGGCTGGCGAGGAAGGCATCATCCTGTGCTGCCGCCAGTTCATGAATTCGCTCTCGGACTCGTCGCTGGAGGAGATTAAGGCGGCGATCCGGGAGACGGACTGGCTGGTCCCGCATTTCGACATCGGCGAGAAATACATTCGCACTGGCGATGGCCGGATATCGTACAGCTTCGCCGGGCTGGATCGAAACATCGACAGCATCAAGTCGAAAGCTCGGATCAAGCTGGCATGGGTAGACGAGGCCGAGCCTGTCACGGAGGAAGCTTGGACGAAGCTGATCCCGACGCTGCGTGAGACGGACTCCGAGCTGTGGGTGACGTGGAACCCTGAGCGCGAGGTGTCGGCGACGAACAAGCGGTTTCGCCATAACGCTGATCCTCGGGTGAAGATCATCGAGATCAACTGGCGCGACAACCCGTGGTTTCCTGACATCCTTGATCGCACCCGGCTTCGCGACAAGGCCGAGCGTCCTCACCTGTATGAGCATATTTGGGAAGGCGACTTCATCACGGTTCAGGAGGGAGCATACTACGCGCCCCACCTGACCAAGGCGAAGGAAGAGGGGCGGATTGCTCCCACGGCGGAAGACCCGAACCTGATTGTCCGGCTGTTCGCTGACATCGGCGGGACGGGGGCCAAGGCTGATAACTTCGTGTTTTGGGCGGCGCAGTTCGTTGGCACGGAGATCAGGTGGACGAACCACTATGAGCAGCAGGGCCAGCCGGTGGCGGCTCACCTCAACTGGATGCGGTCGGAGGGCTACTCGCCTGATCGGTGCAAGATATGGCTCCCGCACGATGGCGACACGCAGGACAAGGTGTTCGACACGTCCTATCGCAAAGCACTGGAGGCGGCTGGCTATACGGTTGAGGTCGTGCCCAACCAGGGCAAGGGTGCTGCGATGCAGCGTGTCGAGCGTGGGCGGCAACTATTCTCCCGGATGCGCTTTGACGAGGTGAAGTGCGCGGCGGGGTTGAAGGCGCTCGGCTGGTATCATGAGAAGCGGGACGACCAGCGTTTGATCGGGCTTGGACCTAACCACGATTGGTCCTCGCATTCCGCCGATGCTTTTGGTACAGGTTGCGTTGCCTATGAAGAACCGCGTAAGGCAGTTCAGATGGACCTAAGCCGCCTGAAGCGGGGAGTGATTTGATGGCAACTGCGCCTGCGTTCATTGACCCGGAACTGGCTGAGCTTGATCCTCAGGCAGCAGCCAACGATACCGGCATTGATGAGGACGAGCTTGTCGATGCGCTTCGCCGCGAGGCTGAGGCAGCGGAGTCGGAATACGATCGCGTCCGCGAGTACCGCCAGGCGGCACTGGACTATTACGAGGCCAAGCCGTTCGGCAACGAGGTGGATGGCCGGTCGCAGATCATCCTGCCCGACGTGCAAGAGACGATCGACTACATGGTGCCATCCGTGCTGCGGACCTTCGTCAGCGGGGACCGGGTTGTTGAGTTCGAGGCGACTGACGAGGCTGACGAGGACTTGGCCGATGAGGCTACGGCTGCGATCGGCTATAGCTTCATGCGGGATCAGGACGGCTACCGCGTTCTGCATGACTGGCTATCTGACGGGTTGCTCCAGAAGTACGGGGTGACAAAGACCGGCGTTGTGACCGAAGAAAAGGTGCAGCGCGACCGCGTGACGATCAGTGATCCCGTCGAGCTTGAAGGGTTCGATGGCGAGGTTGAGAGTGCCGAGCCGAATGAGGACGGCAGCTACACGCTCGAACTGAAGCGCACGATTACCCGCAAGCTGTTCACCGACCAGCCCATCCCGGCGGAGGAATTCCGTTATTCGGCGCGTGCCCGGCATGAGGACGAGTCGGACTATCTGGCGCATGTGCCGATCAAGACCCGCTCCGATCTGGTGGACATGGGTTTCGACCGCGAGCAGGTGTACGGGCTGCCCAGCTACACGGCCTTGCCTCGCGAGCGCGACCAGGACGGAACGTGGGAGCCTGACCCCGAGAGTACGCCCGCGCTTCAGATGGTCGAGCTGCGTGAGGAATACGCCCGCATCGACATTGACGGCGACGGGATTGCCGAGCGGGTTCAGGTGTTTCGGGTAGAGGACGAGATTCTACGCTGGGCCGATGGTCAGCTAGCGATCGAGACGGTGGACGAGCAGCCGTTCTCTGTGTTCTGTCCCTTCCCCCGTCCGCACCGCCTCGTCGGGTATTCGCTTGCCGACAAGGTGATGGACATTCAGCTTGGCCGATCCACGATTGCTCGCCAGCTGCTTGATGGGATGTACCAGGCGAATCTTCCCCGCCCAGTCATTGCCACTCGTTCGATGGATGAGAATACGATTGACGATATCCTATCGCCGATCGCCGGTGCGCCTATCCGCGTAACGGACGTGAATGGGATCGCGCCGTTCCAGAACAGCTTCGACGTAGGCAAGTCGCTGACTGTCATGGAGTGGATGACTGGCGAACGGGAATCGCGGACTGGTATCACGCGGCTCAATCAGGGTCTGGACGCCGACGCGCTGAATAAGACCGCCACGGGCACGGCCATGATGCAGGCGCAGGGTCAGCAGCAGGAGGAGTTCGTCGCCCGCAACTTCGCCGAGGCGTTTTCTCGGTTGATGGCGAAGAAGTACCGGCTGATGCGCCGCGAGGGCGAGCCGTTCAAGATCAAGGTCGATGGCCAGTACAAGCAGGTTGACCCGTCGCTGTGGCCTGAGGACGTGAACATCGGCATCCGCGTCGGGCTGGGCACGGGGTCGAAGGACAAGCGCATCCAGGCGCGCATGATGCTCGCTCCGATCCTCGCTGAGGGCTTCGCTAACGGGCAGGTCGAGGGCAAGCACCTGTTCCACGCTGTTGATGGGTTGGTGCGCGATATCGGGCTTGGACAGGGCGATGACTTCTGGATTGATCCCGACGCTCCGCCCGAGATCGATCCGCAGACCGGCCAGCCTGTTCAGAAGGAAGAGAAGCCCGATCCCGAGGCACTGGCGACACAGGCCGAACAGCAGCGGGAAGACGCCAAGTTCCAAGCGGAACAGCAGCGCGCGCAGGCTCAGATGGACATGGATCGCGAGAAGGCAGCGGCACAGCTTCAGCTAGAACGGGACAAGGCGTCGGCGATGATCGAAGCCCAGCGTGAGCGTCACGCACTGGAAATGGAGCAGAAGCGTGAAGCGGCCATGCTCGACATGCAGCTTGCCGAACAGCGCGCACAGGCCGAAGCTGACATCGCCGTGTACCGGATTGACCGGGAGGCGGAGGTGAAGGCTTATGCCGCTCGTGTCGCCGGGAAGACTGATGACAGCGGCATTGGCCAGAACCGAGAGGGAGGATCGCTAGATGCCTAAGTATGAATTCGGCTATGAGGGGTCGGTCACTGTCGAGACCACTGATCGCTTTTACGTGGAATGCGATGGTGAGCACGGCATCCGGTTCACTCGCGATGAACTGCGCGAAATGCGTTCTGCGATTGAGGACGCGCTAAACACCAGCGAGGATGAGTTGGGCGATGTGGATTTTTGACCGCATCCTTGCCTACTTCGGCTACATCCGCGCCGATGCACCTCGCCCCTATGCTCGCGTCAACAACGGCACCGACGCCATTGCGCGCGGGCAGCGGTGGGAGGCGTTCTACAACGAAGAGGACGGCCTTCGTGATATGATCGGCGGGCTACGTCGTGATTACTTTGAGAAGGTCGGACAGCTTGCGCCTAGCGATACTGAGGGGCTTCGTGCTCTCGGCATGGCGGACAGGATCGCCCGTGAGATCGAGCGCAAGATTCAGACGGTAATCGAGACAGGGCATATCCGCGCTAGCCAGCGGGATCATGCCGACAAGATAGCGTCAATCCGGCGCTAGTAATGGAGAGTGAAATTGGCCCATTCTGATATTCAGGAAGCCGGTGACGACCTCGACAGCGCGGCGCTGGCGATTGGCGATTTGAACCTTGACGACTTCGATGAAGAAGTAGAAGAGGGTCAGCGCGCGGATGATGCTTCGGAACCCGACGAGGGGGATGAAGTTGAAGACGAGCAGCAGGACGACGAAGAGAACGAACCGGATGAACCGGCCATCGATGCTCCCGTCAGCCTGACCGCCGAGGAAAAGGCGAAGTTTGCCGGGCTTCCCAAAGACGCTCAGCAGTACGTCGCCGACTTGGAGGCCCGCCGGGCAGTTCAGGTCCAAACGGCAACTACGAAGGCTTCCGAGGCCCAGCGTGCCGCAGAGATGGCAGCAGCCCGAGCCGACGCACAGGCGCAGGCGCGTTTCGCCGAGCAGCTAAAGGTGTTGGGGAGTCATCTTGCTCCACAGCGTCCCGATCCCGCTCTAGCGAATAGCAACCCCGCCGCATTTATCGCTCAGCAGGCGCAGTACGAAGCCGCCAAGGCCCAGCATGACGAATTCATGCAGCAGGCGGAATCGCTCGGAGTCGATGCTGGTCAGCAGATGACCGAAGCCGAAACGACGGCGCGCGATCGTGAGTTGATGGCTATTCCCGAAGTGCAGAACGAAGGCACCAGGGAGCAGTTCTTCAGCAAGGCGATCGGGGAAGGCAAGAAGCTGGGACTGGATATGTCACAGCTCGGCCATGCCACCGCCGGTGAACTGAAGGCGCTTCGCGAAATTGCCGACTTGCGTGAGAAGGCCGAGAAGTACGACGCGGCCACGGCCCGTCAGATGCAGCGTGTGCGTGACGGCAAGAAGGCGCGAACCACGAAGCCTAACGCGGCCCAGCCTAGCAGCGGCGTTACCCGTGGATACCGCGAATCGCGCGAGCGGTTGCAGAAGTCCGGCGATGTCAAAGATGCCGCCGCTGCGATTGCCCGCATGGGATTGTAAGAGTGCTGACGCCAACGTCGTGAGACAGTCGGCACTCTCGTTAGGATAGAGACATGGCAGTACCTTCGAATACCATCCAGACGATGACGCGAGTGGGCAACCGGGAAGACCTCTCGGACCTCATCTCGAACATCAGCCCGACCGAGACCCCGTTCGTGACCGCTATCGGCCGCGAGAAGGCTGAGGCGGTCTATACCGAGTGGCAGACCGACGCGCTGGT